CAACTATGGCATCGACTATACTGGGGCCAGCTGGTTCTAGTACTACTATTCCCACCAATGGCTCAAGCGTAACCTATACAACAGGGGGCGGCAGTGGTGGTAGTATCGGTACCTCTCTGGGTGCTAACGGCTCCTATGTTATAACCGGCAATACCACTGCTAACAGCTTTTGGACCTCACCCGCCACCCCAAGTCAAGCTGGCCTAACTGTAAAAGGCACCGCAGAGTTTGAAGGCGATGTTAAAATAAAAGGTGTCAGTATTAGCGACACAATAGCGGCTATAGAAAAGCGATTAGCTATACTTGTTCCTGATCCTAAAAAGTTAGAACATTTTGAAGCATTAAAGAAAGCGTATGATCATTATAAATTGTTAGAAGCATTATGTGACTTACCAACAGAACAGAAAAAAGGATAACATGTTAATCAATATCAATAAAGGGATGTCGGCCGGTGATGCCGTTAGTTTGAAATTAATCAATGGTGAAGAATTGATTGCGCGGTACGAAAGTGAAACCGAAGACGAAATTAAAATCGTCAAGCCATTGTGTGTAACACTAAATGGACAAGGTCTTGGAATGATGCCTTGGATGTTTTTAGGGAACAGCACAGATGTCACAATTAAGAAGTCTCACATATTTGCCATAATGGTAAGCAAGAAAGATGCTGCTGACCAGTATAGGCAAAGTACTACTGATATTGCGCTACGGTAAATATTAGTTTAGGAATAAGATATGCCATACGTACCAGGTGCCAATACCCACGGAGTAGTTCACGTTGCTGACGTTTACAACAGTCCCAACGTCTATGCAAACTTCGTCCCTATTGCGCTATGGCAGAATCCGGCAGGTAATGATGCGTTTACTATGGCGGCAATAACTGGTCCACATTTTGCAACAGATGCTGCAACAATAGAAGTAGACGGTGAGGAGGACGAAGTGGTTGTTACTAAAAACCAGCAGGCAATGATTGCCGCAGGCACAGTGACGCAGGCTGAAATCAACGCAGGCAATAGTGCTGCTACTACTGCAACAAATGTTAGTACTACTCCAGGCACACCAGTAGCAGGTGACGTAAGCGGTACAGCGACGGTCGGTGGTGTTGTGGATGACACGCTGTTGTACACAAGTCCATCTGGCACTATATATTACGTCAAGACGGTTACAAAACAACCAGGAGTTGTATTCCCATATGATGTTGCTACACTAGCTGTACCAAACGGAATGACAGTGCAAGATGTGTGTGACAATCTAGGATTGTTAGTTAAGAACTGTTTTGATCCTATTAAAATTCAGTATCCCAAAGCCTTTATGACTTGCTCATTTAGAAACGGTAAGCCCGGGGGCACTAGCCAACATCCTAAAGGGATGGCGTGCGACATACAGTTTAATGGCACATCAAAAGCTGAGTATTTTAATATAGCAAAGTGGATACGCGATACAAGTGGCATTGCATACGACCAACTGTTATTAGAGTACAAAACTACGGGTACTGGTAATCCGTGGATTCATATCAGCTTCAACAAAGCAGGCAATCGTGGTCAAGTGTTTACCTTTATGAACGATAAGAATTGCAAGGGTCCCGGAGTTGTGGGCTTGTACGATCTATCTAATTCATAAATATATGCCTGCAAGGGCATAATGCATAGCATTTCGTAAGGTGAAAGTCTGGGAGGTCGGGAAAGCCAATTCTTGCAGATTTCCCGCTTTTTTGGCAAGATTCCGGTTGATTTTTGTGGTAAAATGCTGTATAATTAACACATAAACAGTAAATAGGATTGTATATGTATCAATACACCGTTTGGGTTAGACTGAATCAGTATCAAACTGCTAATGTCGTAGTTAATGCAAATAACGACTGGGAATGTAAAATGCTTGCAGAAAGCATGTATGGTTCAGGCAATGTGCTGAATTATTCCAGAATTGATTAAGGTGATATCATGGCAACTAGAAAAAAGAATCCGTATCCGAGAGCCAAAAGTGTAAAGACTATGGCCAAACGTGCTGCACGAGCGTATATTAGGAAAAAGAAATAATATTGTTGTAATCCCTTCGAAATGAAGGCGGGCAAGACGCCGGTTCGAATCCGGCCACCTACACCGAAGAGTATTTGAGAAAGTATTCTACTTTGTGGGTGCTCTGGTAATCGATTGCGCGAGATAGTAGAGACGGCAACAGGAACGATGATGGACCTAATCCACATAAAACAGAATATCTGCAAACGATACTCAATTTTCCTTAGCAGCGTAAGCCGCAGGAATGAAGTAGGACTTACTTTATAAAAGAAACAACCATAATAGGGACTTCGGTCCCTATTATTTTGACTAAATATTCGATGCGAATACAAGAACTATTAGAAGACGTTACTCAACCAGAGTTAGATCACGTTGAGCAAATTGCCGATGCACTATGGGCTAAGTTAGGTGTTGATGTAGAATTTACAAGACACTTCCTAGATAGAGTAAACGACGAGAGAAACGGTAATCCTATTACTGTTGATGAGCTTGTAAATATGTTCCAGCGAGAATTTAGAACAAATGGCATTCAAATATCTAATATGCGCCGCCCTGAAGCAGTGTTGAAAGATTTGCTTACTAATATCAACATTCCGTTTGTACTAAAGAAGGATGGCGACCATAAACAGTTAGTGAGTAAGACTGTTATGCGTAAGCGTAACTTTATGAGTCCAGATCCTTCATACGTTGTAAAATAATCCCTAAATTGTAATCATACTGCAATCATTGTGTGCTTAAATAGTAGTAACCGAGTACAAAGATTGAGTACAGTAGGAACTCGTAACCTACACTAGTCCCTGCTGGGACTTTTTATTTTGTAGGAGTCCCATGGAAAAGACGTATAGAACGATAGCAATCAGTGATGTTCACCTTGGCACCAGAGACTCCAAAGCAGACCAACTTAATAATTTTCTAAAACACAACACTTGCGAAACACTATATCTAGTCGGTGACATCATAGACGGTTGGAGAATTCAACAAAACAAATGGCGCTGGAAACAATCACACACTAATGTGGTCCGCAGAATCCTGGGACATGCCAAGCGTGATACCAGGGTTGTATATGTTGCCGGCAATCACGATGAGTTCCTCCGCCCGATAATGCCGTATGGTATTGGGTTTGGCATGATTGAAGTTGTCAATCAGATAGAGCATGTCGGTGTTGATGGCAAACGCTACCTTGTTGTTCACGGGGACTTGTTTGACGGCATCACTAGATTAGCACCGTGGCTAGCATTCCTTGGTGATAAAGCATACGATATCATCCTATCACTGAATTCAAAATTCAATTGGATTCGTCATCGTATGGGATTTGGTTATTGGTCGCTGAGTAAATATCTCAAGGGCCGTGTTAAAAAAGCAGCAGATTTTATATTTCACTTTGAGAAGAATCTTGTGGGCTATTGTAAGAAGCGAGGGTTTGATGGTGTGATATGTGGACACATTCATCACGCTGAAATCAAAGTAGTGGATGATATAATTTATATGAATGATGGCGACTGGGTAGAAAGTTGTTCTGCGTTAGTTGAACATCATGACGGCCGGTGGGAAATAATAATCTGGACCAAGGGAACCGACAATGAAAAAAACAATCCTGATAATAACTGATAACCTAAAGGATCAGATCAATGGCGTGGTTACAACATTCAAAAGCATTGAGAAACACGCTGGTGCTGATGGCTATAATATTGTTTATCTTGATCCCGGGCAGTTCAGTTATATTGATGCTCCTGGCTATCCTGAAGTTAAACTCTCTTGGCCAAAACAAATTGGTAAGAAGATTCAAACATTATCGCCGGATTATGTTCACATCGCCACAGAGGGTCCGTTGGGCCTTGCTGCTCGTTTTTGGTTGGATAGTAAAGGCTGGCGTTATAACACTTCTTATCACACAAAGTTTCCCGAGTTTATAAAGAAGATATACAAAATTCCCGAAGCGTTGACATATTGGTATGTGCGTTGGTTTCACAAACATTCCGGAATAGTGTTAGCAACAACGCAGACAATGGTTGATGAACTACACGCACACGGATTCAAGACCAATATAGTTCCGTGGACGCGAGGAGTGGACAGAGACACCCTCTACCCTACTCGTAAACACCTGCCGTGGTTTCACACTAGGCGTCCTGTCGTTTTGTATGTCGGGCGAGTAAGCAAAGAAAAGAATCTGGATGCTCTATGTAAATTAGAAAATCAATACACTATACATATAGTAGGAGATGGACCAGATCGTGCCAGACTGGAAAAGGCATACCGTGGCGTTAAATTCCTGGGATACAAACAAGGAACAGATCTGGCGAACTGCTATGCGTTTGCCGATGTATTCTGCTTTCCGTCAAAGGCTGACACATTTGGCATTGTGATAATAGAGGCATTGAGTATCGGTCTGCCAGTTGCGGCATATGAAGTTCCGGGACCGATAGATATTCTAGAACACGGAGTCACTGGATATATGGGCACCGATCTAGACTTCAACATAGATCGCTGTTTGAAATTAGATCGTGCCACAGTCCGTAGAGCAAGCCAAAAATGGACTTGGGAAGAGTGTTGGCGTATCTTCAAAGAGAATTTGGTAGAAATCATCTAACTACATTGGGCAACTTAGGTTGCCTTTTTTCTTGACCTGACCGCAACAGGCATATATAATAGTACGATGACATAAGTCATTATTT